CAGCTATAGCAGAACCGGCAGCAGCAGCACCAGCGGCAACACTTGAAGCAATCCCGCCTATTGCGGCTCCAGCAACAGCAAAACTCATTGTTTTAACTCCAGTCTTTTAAAATATTCGTCAAAGCTTTTAGATACTAACTCATTCTCTATTGCTTCAATGTCCGTTAAATCTGTACGATGAATGGTAACAAATAGTGTATCATCATGCGCAAAACCCGCTCTTTTTGTCCCAGGTGGGCTGATTGATATTGAACCCGCTTTTAACCGTGTCTCTTTATCGCCGTCACTAACGGTTATATCGCCTTTTGCTACTATGTTTATACATTCATGATTATGGACACAGCCCGTTAAAACATGGTCTTTAGGTATATGCAATGCTCTGACGTATACGCCAGGTATATTAAAATGCTCAACCATAAAGCTAACTTGAGGCAATGACAAGATTGCATTTTCAAGTGATACCAGATTATTTTGCGCTATTGTCAACATTAACCAAACAATCCTGCTAATCCACCAGCCACACCACCAACGCCAGAAGCAACGTTAGCACCTGTGCTTCCAGCACCATATAATGAGTTACCCAAAGCGCCACCTAATTGCAATCCGGCTAAACCACCGCCTATCATGCTGCCTGTATTGCTGACTTTCGGCAATGTAGCAGATTGAACAGAAGATCCACCACCGCCCATCGTTGTTCTGATAGCGTTCTGCAATATGTCAAGATTCTGTAAAGGCCAGTTTTGCTGGTTCAATAGGTTTTGATATTGTGCGTTGAGTTGGTCTTGGCTTTGTGTGCGCTGAATATCACCAACACCTAGTAACTGCATAGCATCAGTGTATGGCTGATTCGATAAAGTTTGTGCTGTACCCATAGAACCAACTTGTCGTTGTCTCTCAGCATCAAAAGCGGCTTGATCTCTTTGTGCTTGAGATTCTGCTAGGCCTTGTTGTCCTAAATAGTCTTGATAGCGTAGATTTCCGGTATTCTTAGCCAGTTCTGACGCCATTTGCCTATTATTTTCTGTGTTTTGCTGCTGCCAAGCTGAACCACCAAAAGCTCCAGCTCTAGCCATGCTTGCATCAGTTTGTGGCATTGTGCTATTCATGAACTGTCGTGTAACATCGCTATTAGTGTTATTGATAACATTTTGTAAATAGGGATTATCAACGCCAGCCATGCTATTTCTTGCAGCTGGCCCCATGTAAGCTCCGTTTAACGTATTAACAGCTTGAGTATTAGCTGCTGTTAATTCAGGGCTACCGTTAAGCGCCCTGTTAGTCACCGTGTTCATGCCAGCATTATGCGCAGCCGTTAAAGGTGCAACTTGTTGCTGTAATGCAGGATCATACTTTCTATTGGATAAGGTTGTTGCCTGCTTTAATAGTGATTGCGCTGCTGGAGTTACATACGCTGGAGGCGCTGTAACGTTAGTTGTTGTACTTGTTGTACTTGAAGGCCCACCGCCGCCCATATCATCACCCTTTAAACATCGTAAATAAAATTCTGTTGAGTTGGTATAAACCCATTCTTTATAGCTAGTTTTTCAATACCTTTTCTACTTGATGAAAAGGTTATGTATTTCGCATTTATTGATTCTGCAATCTTCTTAACTTCATTGATTGCAAATAATGTATTCTCAGGCTCACTAAAGCTAACAGCAATCCAAACATTAAGCATTAACATATTGTATTGCATTGTTGTATTAAGTATAGTAAAACCTAGTAATTCTGTGTCCTCTGCTATATATAGACTTGCTTTGTTCAGCATTAATTCCGTGTATACGTCCTCTGGTATCCATAAATCAGGGGCTTTTAATAATAAGTTGTCAAGTCCTTTCTTAATTTCAGGCCAGTAGTCTTTAATTTCATTTATAGGTACAAGTTTAAGCATTAGTTACCTGTTAAAGTTCTCATTTGTAGCCATGTCCCAGGAGTACCTCCAGCCGTGCATATCCATCCCACTATGACGTATTTCGATAATGCAACACCAAGTTCTGCAGGTGCATTATTATAGACTATATCACCAACCGCATGAGTCCCCGTTGTTGGTGCTGCTGCTGCGGTTAGGCGTGCAGTTGATAGGCCATCGCTTAAGTTATTAACTTGGTTTGCAATCTGCGTAAATAGATCATAAAGGCGCACCCTAAGCGCTGACATGTCGTCTCTTTGTGGTAAGAATGGATCTCGTGTAATCCTCATCTATTACCGTCCGTTTTAGCCAATATGTCATAGCCTGTTATTTCAACAGCTCCAGTAAACATCATCTTAAGGCGATGAAAGCGTGCAGACTTTAGCACATCAAACTTAAAATCACTCATTGATATAGTAGAACCGGTTTGAACTGTATCACCTTCACCATTTTTAAAGTAATTAGTTAAGGAAGCAGATAAAGGCGATTTCAAGAAACGTGGTCTTACTCGCTGTATAGTAGAGAATTGTGTATCATCTCCATTATCACCAGTGACAAGATAAGAGGATGATGTATTACCGCCCACGTTAAAAATTCCTATCTTGTTGTCCGTTCCTATATAAGCCTGTCCTACATTAGCACCATAAAACAACGGATCATTCCAGTTAATTGAGGAAGGCCAGCCGCCCCATGTTGCATATAATGAACCAATCTGCAACCATGTCAGGTTTGGCGATGAATAAGACATTAAAGACGTTATACTTTTGCTTATCTTCCCGAATTGTCCGGTAATAGTGCTATACACTAAAGCGGAATCAAGCGCTCCGGTTGATGATGTGCTGGGATAAAAAAAGTAAACAAGGCTTGTTATCTTGTCATAAGTCGCTTTACAGTTAGCCTTGTATGTCTGGTTGATATTTGCCTTTAGCCAGTTTTTGACCTCAGCGGTTCCAATCGGTACAGGTCTTGAACCATCAAAAACATAAATACCATTATCACCTATAAAATAATGCTTGGATTCTGTTGATACAACTGACTCATGACTAAATGCGCCAACATCGTTACTTATTTGCTGCCATGCCCAGATAATAGGTGGGCCAACGTATTGCCCTAAATACATGGAGCTATTTTTATAAGCGACAATTGCAGAACCTAGTCTGCGCCCTGCTGTTATTGCGCCTGGTGTATCAAATAACCTACCGTTTGCTGACTGTGTAGAGGGTGAAGGTGTCCATGCCGTATGGTCATAAAGTCCAGAACTCCACCAACCATCATGGAATACATTAACACCGTCATTATAATTGAATGCCATGACAAAGCCTGATGCTGTCTCTACTATCTTAGCTTTAGGAGGTGTGCCTGTTAGATTAGTAAATGCCCCTGATGTACTAACCTGCATGACATTATCATAGTTAGTCGCAATAGAAGCATCTCCGAACTGTGCAAAACGCCATGTATTGCTTCCAGTAGTGGCATAACCACCGGCAACAGACCTATCTACCCATGAACCACCGGATAATTCGTATATCTTGTCAGTAGTACCGGCAAACGTTCGGCCTGAACCATCAAGCAATAGCATGGTTTGGCCTTCAAGCAATGTTCCTGGAATTACGGGTTGCCCTGCGTCAATACCGTCACCTGATGAAATAAGACCACGCACAGACGGAACTAGATTATTACAATCTATTATGATTCCTGGATTTCCTGGATCTAGCCCAGGGTTAAAGCCTGTGATTGGAGTCATTTAAAAGTCTATGTTAATGTTATAGTTCGACCGGCTTAGTGCTGCGTATTCAGTTCGTAATGATGGTTTGTTTCGTGTTCTGTGTGCAACTTCGTTAACTTCATCGATACCAGCAGCAGCCAATTGACCCCACAAAGGAATCCTTGCATCTTCTCCAATAAATATAGATGCAGCCGCTAGTGATCCGTATAAATAAACGTCTGGGTTATTAGTCAATAGCCAATTAGTTCCTTCTGTCTCTAAATCCAATCGTTTTAAATAATGAAGATTTAGCGTATAGTCTTGCTGTGCGATACAATCAACATAAATCGTATCATTGTTTATATAGTAGTAGATTGGCTGACTAATTACGCTCGGCAAACTGTCAAAATCCATTGAGTTTAAAGCGTCAAGCGTAAATGGGTAATTGTTAAGCATTACGGTCAGTGTAATAGGCTCTAAAAAGTTTGATGGCAAGGCGACACTGTTGGTATTGTTCAATAGTGTTAAGGTTGTTCTTATCTCTTGCTGTGCGATTCTGAGCGTCCTGTTTGCCCGTCTTTCAAATAGTTTGATGAAAGTAGGGATTTTAGAAGTCAAGTCATCCCTATGCAATGTATCTGCAATTTCTTGCTGTAATTCTGTGTAATTAGCTAGCATTGTCTACCTTCTTAGGTCTGCCACGCTTCTTTTCTTCCGTGGTGTATATATACTGGTTTGGATCTTTTAAGTCAGAATACCCTACACAAAGTTTGGCTTCATCTTCTGAGAATACGACAATATAATCGTCTCGATACAATCCGTCTTTATATATACACTTTGGAAACATATTTTTACCTTGATATTCGATTAGTCTAGCATTTGTCTTTCTTGCCGGGTTTAGATGGCATTTTTGGCGCTTTCTTTTTCATGGGATGTGCTTCCATATTTTGCGGTTTCTAATATCATACACCTGCGTAGTAGAAATGTTTAACCTTCTTGCTATAGCAGGGCCATTTTCTTCACTGCTTCTGATTTCAGAAACTAAATCATTTGTTAGTTTAGACATTCCATGGTTTTCACCTTTTGAAACGCCTGGCCTAGCTCTGTTTTTAGCCCACATATCAGAAACATTATCTTGCTGTGTTCCTAAAAATAAATGATCCGGATTAACGCACCTCGGATTATCGCATTTATGTAACACGTTCATTCCTTCTGGTATCTTTTCCTTATACAACTCATAAGACATTCTATGAGCAGGGTAAGCCCTTCTTTTATCATCCCTATAAAACTGTCCATACCCTTTATTATTTAAAGATGCCGTCCAATTCCAACAACCATCTCTTTTCCTAAACCTTGCTTCGAATCTATCTAACAAAGATAGCCCATGGTGTTGTAATTGCAATGGCTTAAGCTCTAATCCTTTATGCTTCTGTCTCCAATGAGAAGCGCATAATCCCTTTGAATGAGCTTTTAATCCACATCCGTTAAAAGAACATATATTCATTTTCAAACCTCATGCTATAATAAAACTATAGTATAGCATGAGTGCCGTGCAAATAACTAATATTAGTTAGTCAATATCCTACAAGCTGTTTGTGGTCTGATTGTCTTGGCTCCCCAGAGGACATCAAGTCGACAAGGGAACTTATCGTTTACTATATCATACTGGCGGACTATACGCATTGAGATACCATCCATTGTTTCGCGTCTTGCAAAGTCAACACCTGACGGCATAACCAAGTCAGCAGTTGCGAAAGTGAAGGCATCTTTATGGAAGGCCAAAGACGGTTTGTAAACTGCACTAGCGCCACCCACTTTGGTCAGTGTTGCACCTGTTGGGATACCGGCAGCGGTAACGTTTTGCAATGGCCCTGATGTATAAACGGCAGGAGCAAAGTTTATAGTAGTACCAGCGGTAACATCAGCAGTCACAACATATTGTTGCAAACGGCTGGTAGCAACTTTGGTTTCAGGATGCACGGCAAATGAACCAGCAACGGTAAACACATCACCTTTTTTGTAAGTTTGTGCTGCTGTTACTACCAGTGAAGTAGACCCATTGGTTGTTACTGCGCCTGATGTGGTTGCAGTTGTGGATGAACCTGATGTTGACTCTTGCAATAAAGTATTTTCATAGAAGTCAAAGCCAGCAGTTCTTCCGACCATACCCTCTTTGTACTGTTTTGCAATAGTTGCTGTATCGTTAAACAATCCCTTAACAGCGTCAATAATGTCAATATTTGCCTGAGTGTTAAGGATAACATTACGGTTATTATCGTTTGGCGTCAGGTTGTCAGTAAGAATTTTGCGAGCTGTCAACACTTGCAGGAATGTAGTAGCTGCACCTATACCATTGACCGCGTTATAAACGTCTGGCATAACTTGGGCCAATACCTGAGACTCGATGTTAGCAGCCAAAACAGACATGGCAGGATCAAGGATTCTGGCAGCAAAGTCATCCAAAGACAAGGTTAAGTCAACTGATGTAAAGTTTAAGTCAACACCGATTTGGTTGTTAGCTTGCAGCGTTACTACTTGCTCTGTAGTGTCTTGAGTTGACAGGGTAGCGCCTGAACGCACGACATATTGGTTAGGCAGTCTGATTCGCAACGAGTCGCCAATTTTAGCGCCTGATTTAGCGAAAGAGCTGTCATACTGGCGGTTGATATTGCCAATAAAGTTAAGTTTTTGATGCAGGATTCTTAAAGATTCCCGTGTAATTTGTGATACTGTAAGTAATGTATTAGCCATGATAGTTCTCGAATTGGATTAAAAATAAAATAAACGGTTTCATCGTCTACCCTTCTTTTTAAGATCCGCCTCACGCCATTTAACCCAGTCATCAGCACTTAATTTATCAGGATTGATAGCTGCTTTGCTACTTCCTGATGCCTTAACTACTACAGTTGGTTTAGCTGGTGTCTTTTCGGGTGTCTTAATTTTAGATAAAGACTCTTTTTTCAACTTAGCAAATTCAGCCGCATCATGTAACACTTTAATCATGCGCGGGTCTGTTACTGTACTAAGCTCTTTAGGATCAAAGCCATAAACTTCAATAGCTGCTCTAGCTACTGCCTGTTTTTTCTCTGGCCCCCATCCTGGCAACTCCTTTGCTAATATCGCTTCGCCTTGTTGAATCGCTTGCTGTAGTTCAGCGTTCCTGCGTTGTTCAACTTCTTGCTGGATATTGTTAATCTTTCCAGTTAATTCGTTCCTGCTCTCAACTAGTTGCTGGTATTTCATTTGCAACCGCATTGCATCAGCCGGGCTTTCGTTTATCGCTTCGTTCCAGTCAAAGCCCTTAAAATGTTCTAGCTGGTTATTAACTAATGTTAGCTCTGAAAACTCTTTCTGAAATTGAGTAACGGCCTGAATAGCAATTTCAGCATTTTCGCGCTGGCTTTCAATAGCCTTTCTCTGCTCAGCCACTTCCTGAGTTTTCCTTGTATAATCAGACTGCCTAAGCAATGCTTCCTTAAGTTCTTTTGGCAGCTTGTAGTTTTTGCCTTCATACTCAACTTCTTCACCTTCTTCTTCTGTTTCTTCCGGTTCTCCCTCTTCGGGTTCGGATTCCTCAGCTTCTTCGGGTTCTTCGGTTTCATATTCTTGCTCAGATTCCAGTTCTTCTGGTTGTTCTGTTGTTTCTTCGTCCACAATATTACCTCATTAAGTTCCCTCTACCTGAATTGATAAAGGGTTTTGTAGTTGGTGCGCTTTGTATTGAAGTTCTGCGCTTTTCATCTGTAGATCAGCGGCAGCTATCTTCTCATTAAGCGTTTGTTCTCTTTCTTTCAGTTGCAGTTCTGCTGCTTTAATTTGCAATTCACCTTGTTTGTTCTGCACTTGTAGTTTTAGTGCTTCATTCTCTTTTTGCATCTCAGCAAACGCTTGTTGTCCTTTCTGAACCTGTTGCTGAACACTGTTTAATTGTTGCTGTATCTCAGGTGGTATAGCGTTAGCCTGTGCTGCTGGTGGTAATAATGACTTTAAACGCTCTGCAATTTCATCAGACCCAGGCCAGTCAAGATTCTTGGCTATTAAGTCGCCAATAACAGGTGCAGCTTGTGGGAATGATTGAAGCAATGTCATCATTTGATTTGCTGATTCTTCACGTCTTGAAGTGAATGATGGGCCAGCCTTAACAACCACGTCATATCTGCCAACCGTTACATCATAGATTTTCTCTATACCGTCCTGTATGAACTTTTGGTTAATCTGTACTTGCTCTGGTGTTCCATCTTCCTGCAATATCCTTACTACTCGCTCTTTGTCATACACATGCGGAATAAGATCCAAAACAATTTTTCCAAGGTGTCGAATAGCTCTGCTCATGTTATCGATAAAATGAAAGGTTGACGTATCTCCCTCTCTTTGTCTTGCCATGATAGCCTTACCGCTAGTCTCATTTGATCTAGCTCCTAAGCTTGCGTCATATATTCCTATGATTGATTTCATGTCATCGGATGCAGATAAAGCAAGCTGAAGATCACCAGCAGGAACACCACCAGCAGGAGTCCTAAAAGGAGGCTGTTGACCATCATATTCAATAAACGGATGATTAACCGAGTTAGCACTTGTCCATTTCTCCAGGTCAGTTCTTGCGAATCCTTTTGGCCCAATCGTTATAAGACTCCATTGCACCCTTGGCATGATGAATCAATGAATAGAACTGACGCTGACCGTCATCATTAACTTCATCACCATAAACAGGAATGATAGGTATAAATTCACCTGGCCATTCATTCTTTTCTAGTATCTCTGTACCCGACATGATGTATTGAGTAACATCGTATTTCTTGCTGTCTCTTTGATCGACTACTGATAAGCCCAGCATCTCAAACTTGTCTTTGTATTCTTCATATATGTCATCGCTTATGACTTCGCCATTGCTAAGCTTATAGATAACAGTATCTTCTTCTTCTCGCTCCCAATATTCTGCAATCATAACCGAGTTATCATCAACCCAGTCCGGTAGATCCTGAAAGTCAAACTCCCAATCGACTTTATCATTTTTAGGGTATTTACGCTCAAACTCTTTCTTCGGCATCCAGTCAACTAACATGGCTTGCATCCAATCAGATGAATCAGCATTTTTGCTGTTTGGATCTCTGAATACGACCAATGGATTAGGTACTGAATCAATACATATATCTAAATCAAACATATCATTGTGCGGATAGTCTAATCTGACACGTATATACCCGAATCCACCACTGCATGAATTTTCGATAGCGGTATCATAGGCAACATCAGCGCATGACTGTACTTCGATATTACGAACAATACCCTCTAGTATCTGTGCTGTGGCTTTGTCTGAGTCTTTTCCAACGGGA